CTTTAAACCAAGTCGCTCCATGAAAAGAGTTCCTGGTGTGATACAATTTGTATCCCATGAAACACCCTCACGAATACCGAGTTTTCTCTCCTCCTCAGATAACCAGACAGACTTGAAACGACGAAGACGCTGCTGCTTCATCTTGGCCATGGGTACCACCCCGTCAATTCCTATGTAAACTCCCTTGGTCGGCTTCACTTCTGCCACCACTTTCTGGGTATAGGCAATAATGGCCTTCAAGAAATCGGCTTCCCATTCTTCCTTTCCTTCTAGGCCAGGGTACGGCCTCAAATCTGGTCGCCTCAAACAATGGTAAATCAAACAATTAAAGTCCATCCAGAGCCATTCCACAGGCTTCTCCTGAGTTCGTTTCACGAGCCCAGGATTGTCCCTCAAAAGTCTTCTATAATAAGATGGGATTCCCATTCTTCACTGTATAAGAACGAATCAAATATTTAGGTTCTTTTTTAAATAGTGAATAACTAGAGGATGGGCAATAATAGCAGTATAGCACAGGATTTAGGGGTTGAAGATAAAGGAAATTTTATGGGATTTTATAGGCGGGTGGTTATTCCCGCGAAAGATTCCTTAGGGGAAATGGGCCGATTATTCCCCGACTCCATTTTATTCGGTACCCTGCTTCTCTATGTGATTACGCAGCACTTGCCCTATGGCGTGTTCGGAATCTTCCTCTTAGAAACATCCTTGGCCCATCGCCTCGTCAATTTCTTCATTGGCACCCTTGTAACCACAGACCCTGGCAAGAAAGATGCGAATTGCCGCCCCGGATTTCACAGGGGGCGTCTAGAATTCGAGCGAACCATTGACAACACACCCTATCCCTCCGTCCCTGTGTTTTTCACGGGAGCGGTGGCGACCTATTTGTACGGCGCCCTCATTACCTTTACGGAAACACTGAAAACCATGGGACCTGACTGTCAAATTCGGATGGCGGCTGCGGCTATTTTTATTGCGATCAGTGTGGTCGCCTTTGTGTATACCAAGTTGGAGTGTCATGATTATACGGAACTTGCTATTGCCCTGGGATCAGGCGCGATAGTTGGTGGAATCTTTTATTACATCAACTACAAGATTTTTGGAGTAGAGGGAATCAATTTCCTGGGACTTCCCTATTTAATTGATAAGACGAGCACAAACAATACCCTGTATGTGTGCGTCCCCAATTCAAAGGTTGGGAAATAATCGCCTTTGTTAAAAGAGATGGATGCCAAGTATTGGCCACATACAAATCTATTTACGATAGCATCGGATATAAAATACTTTTTGCTATCAGGCTATCAGGCGTTGCCGTTTGTTATTGGGGGGACCTTTAGCATCTTAGGGTTATACACGGCACAATTAGCGATGCTGTTTTTCCTTGTTGGATATCTCTTTATAATTCCCCTCTTAACCCTCGTTCTCAATTTTGGCGCGAATATCGTGATTCCGTCCACGTGGAAACAGAAGGACGTGCCGTGGCTTCTGAGTTCTGATAATGACATTTGTAATATGCTGTCTATTCCGTCAGAGCCAGGACAGGAGACCATGAAGACGATTCTTACACCCTGGTTGTCTATGGTGACCTTCTTTTTGGGGTATATTGGTATGAATGCGTATTCCATCCTTCAGAAACCGGTAGAATATCCCTTGAAGGCCGATGCGGCGACCAAGAAGGCCACGGACAACAAGGCGATGCTCCGACGAACACAGGCTACGGTGGGATTGGTCGTGACAGCGGCGTTGGCGGTCTTTATCTTGATTATGCGTACCTTTGTCACCGGATGTGATTCCGTTGTGGGAGGCATTCTGAGTCTTGGATCTGTTGCCTTGGGTGCTTCCTGGTATGTTATCCTGTCTTTGGGGAATGATGACCGGCTCTCGGATTTGTTTGGAATTGCCAATCGACTAATGACGACGTCGGCGCTCAACGATGCGCCTTATGCTTGCCTGGCAAGCGATTAATCACAAGCTAAACCAAAAAGAGAAGGAGTTCCTCTATGAGTCGTAAGCACCGCAACATATCCTCCCGTGTCAAAAAATAAAAGGGCAGCCCCTTTCTCATATTATCGGCATACAGCCGTTTCCATTCTATAAGATTTGCCTTTGTAGCAGTCCTATAGGTCTCCAGTCGCTCTACCGGAAAGTCCAGCGACTGGCCATTAGTTGTCCGAACAGCGTTATGAAAGGTCCACAGATAGGTGCGTAAGGCAGAACCCCATTCACCACCTTTAAACGCGAACAGGGTATGATAGGGATGCTGATTGACATAGTCATTGTAATGCTTCTGGCAACGTGGACAGGGAATGCTATGTCTCAGAGTCATCAAGAGACTTCGCCATAGCCGTTTCTCTTCCCCCTCCACTTTCTCAGTTGGTTTGAACCCGGTTTTCTCCGCCAGTCCATGGAGAATGGACCAGAGAGCGGGCCCCCAAACATTGATGTTTGGTGCGTTCATTGTCCTAAAATGTCCCGATATTCTTAGGTTCTATAATTCAGTCCCATATAAGTAGTATGGATGCCTTCCTCTTGGCGCATCCCGATACCTTTTATATTACATCGGTTCAGCAACATCAAAATCCCTTCTTAGACACCGTGAAACAACCCGATAAGGCAAAGGGACGCAAACAGCATAATGCCTTAGTCCATGCCCTTCCAAGAGCCTTCCGTTCTCCCCTTATTCCGCACAATGTCCCCGATCTCATCTTTGCCGCCAATTGGGGTCTGCCTCTTCCTAGACTGCCAAAGCCCACGGTCATTCTGGCCTCCATGAAATATAAACAGCGGCAATTGGAAGAACCGATTGTTCAATCCATTCTGGAAAGCCGGGATATCATCTGTCTTCCTCCTTTGTCTACCATTTTCGAAGGCCAGGCCGAACTGAAATGGTTCCATGGAGGGCTGAAAGCCATTCAGGGCTATGGCTTCCGTTCCACTGCCGCTGCTGTGCCGGCCATTCGCCATCGCCTTCATTCCATCTATCATTCCTATGGCCTTCCAGAGCCAGAGATTCTGGCCTTGAAACAAATAGATCCGGCCCTTTATCACTTGGACCTCTGTATTCTGGAGATAGATGCCCGCCGATGTTTGGTGATGAAACAGGCCTTTTCAGCAAGAGATGTGGACCGCATTAGGGCCTTTCTGGGTCCCTCCAATGTTCTCGTTCTGGACACACCGGATCTGTTCCTGTGTAATAGCATTGTGCTCAAAGACAAAATCTTAGTCAATAAATCCCTAGTACCCGACCCAGCCACCTATCGTCAAATTGAGGCCTTTACAAATAAAAAAATCCACGTTCTGGATACGAGTGAATTTAACAAGTCGGGTGGAGGCATTCGGTGTATGGTGTTACAGTTAGGTGTTCTATGAACGTCGTTTTTGGGTTCTTCGGGTTGCCTTTTTTCGTTTCGTTAGATGCTTACGCTTACCTCCTGTACGAATATTTGTGTTTCTAACTGTTAAAGAGGAGTCCCGATTGTTGATTAGTTTATAACCGGTATCTTTATTACCTTTGAGTTCATATATTTTACCGACCTCTAGAACAACGGTCTTAGAACCAACAACAATTTTTTGTTGTCTTGTGATTGTGATTACCACATGTTCCAGTGAAGTTCCATTTGAATAGTCTGTACGAGCATATCGTCTAAACGTCCCAGTAATGTTTTGTGGTGTGCCTATTTCCGCCGGGAGACCAACATCTAAACCACCAAATCCTATAATAGAAATAGTTCTATTTGGTTGTTCTGGATTATTAAAATATTCGGTAGACATTCTCTACCTATACCCTCATTTTTTAATGTTCAAATATCTTGAACGACACATAGATACATTTTAGAGTAGAGGCAATGTGCCACAGACTGTGATAGACCTCATAGTTTTGTTCCGCGGAACAGACTTCATGAAGACACAGAATGAAGAAACTGGATGTAATAATCTTGGCTTTCTCAGCATTTGGCAAATCACCTATAAGTCCTATATCATAGAAGAACCAGATCGCTGTAAAACTGTAATCTAGATAGAGGAGAAGTCCTTCGGGCTGTCCCTTCAAATGCCATACAGCGGATATGAGGGTGGTTGCGATCACCACGCTTATATAGGCATATCGGAAGGGATGCGTGGAACTGAAGGGTGGAATGGTAGCCAGAAGGTGAAGGAGGGTTGTAAGGACGAGAATCATTCACTTCTTGCTTTTGGTATTTTCCTGTTTTTACCATTAAATTTGATACAAATAAGTGTCAAATTTAATAGCAAATATGGATACATCTGAAAAGGAGTACAAGGTCCCCCGACTGTTGTGGGAGAGTCTGGAGGCAATCCTTCTGGCCCAGGGCAAACGGTATGTGCGAGACATGGCCAAGACGCTCAAGGTGAATGAAAAGGAACTCTTGAAACGGGTCTTTCCTACCAAGGACGCTGTGAAAGTCACCCTTCATGACACCACGACAGCCAGTCTTCAGTGTACTGCCTATTTACCGGGTCAAATTGTCCATCTGTGTCGAAAACCGGTGCTCTTAGGAAGCACCTTCTGTGAGTCCCATCAACAAGCCAGACCTCTTGTCACGACTCCTGCGAACTTGGAGAAACTCGCGGATGATGGAAGTAGGCCGCCCCTCTGGACCCAGGCAGATGGCACAGTTCTGGATGCCACGGGTAGCCTCTGTGGCCTCTATAATAAGGATCGGTCCAAACTCATTCTCTTTGATTTAACCTAAACAAAGGGCTCCAATCCTTTTATAAGGATGCCACTACAATGGAATTATAGGCAGGGTTTGAAACCGAAGAAAAACAAGAAATATGGTCATATGCCCCACATGATTCTGAAGCCCCTTATTCTGCCGTTGAAACAGTTCTACAATTGGATGGCGACTCAGCATCTGTTCAGCCTGTCCTTTGCCAATCGGATTCAGAAACTTATGTCCTATGATGTCTATCAGAATCCAAGACCTCATTCTAGTATTCAGGCATTCCTAGACCTCACCAAGTGCGATATTTTTACCATAAACAAGAACCGTCTCTATGAGGACTATTTGCGCGAACTGCGTGCGCGCACTCTATTCCGAAGATTGTTGTATGCCTGGCGTATCAAACGAATCATTCGGAATTCCAAAGAGGGAAGCGAAGAGCCCTTGGACCCCATCACCTTTTTGCCCATTGAGAAGCCCGTCCATGTCTATGATTTGAAACAGGGGCGCCGCTTCCTCTTTGATGCCCAGACCTTGGTTCTTTCTGTTCGGAAGAATCTCTACTATCAGCAATATGGGGTCTCTCATCCAAAGCGCCCCGTCAATGTCATTATGAATAAACCCTTTACCCAGCTTCAAATGACGAGCATTCATGACCAACTCACACGCTATGCGGTGCGGATGGAGGATTTGGGCATCTATCGTCGCTTAGAGTTCAATGTGGAACGCTGGAAGATGTACATGTATTCTCATCTTCAGATGGAGGCTTATCGGGAGGAACTGTATGATTACCAGTCCGAGAATGGCCAGGATATGCTCCATGATTACATTCTAGACACCATGGACATCATGAACTATAACTATCACAGTTCCTTCAAGAAAATCCTTCTGAGCATTCTGGTCTGGTGGCCGGACCATCCGATTCTGGAGACCATTCGTTCTCTCTGTCTCAAATCCTATGAGGCAGACCACTTTCATCTGAGCGTGAAGCCACTTATTGTTCTACGGTTCAAGAAGGCCATTGATGCCTTGTGGCCGCATAGTGAATTACTGGACAAGGCGTATGCCCGACAGAATGCGAGTGTAGCACCTGTTGTAGTGTCAGTTGTAGATGAAGACGGAGATACCTATATGGAGGATATGGAAGAACTCAATGACTAGTAGGGATGTCTGATGCGGTCGCAGTCTTCAAGGAACCCATGATCCATGGAAATGCTATTGCCAAAGCCGAAGGAAAGGGCACCCGACTCCGTGTGACCTTTACCAAGTTGCCCAAGGGCCTTCATGGTTTTCATATACACAAGGCGGGCGATTTGAGAGGCGAGGGATGTCTGGGGGCCTGTGAGCATCTTCATGTGGGGCCTCCTTCAGACCATGGATCCAAGCCTGGCTCTAAAGGTCCGAGGCATACGGGTGACCTGGGAAATGTGGAATGTGAAGGTGCTGAATCCCACTATTCCTATTACCTTTCTGATATCAAACCCGAGGACCTCTTTGGGCGTTCCTTGATTGTCCATGAGGACGAGGATGACCTTGGCCAAGGAGACTTCCCCGATTCCAAGACCACGGGACATTCAGGAAAGCGTATTGGATGTGCGATTTTTGGAAGGGCGCTCTGTAAGACTCCTATGAAAACGCGAAAGCAGAAAAAAAGAACTTAAAGAAAATTTGAATCACAAATTAAAATACAAGAACAGACATATAAATACTATCAGTATGTCTGCTCTTGGTAAAATATCCCATGAAAATCTTATAATGCGACCAATGAATCATGAGGAGGAATATCCTGACTTGCCTGTGATCAATATTATCTATGAAGATAGACTCCTCTTTACTGTCTTGAACCAACCTGGATTTCCAGACCGTGAGAACATGAATGCCTCTCATCTGAAGCAGTACTATCTCAAATACTGTCCCCTACCCGCACCGAATGCCAAGAATGTGGCGTACAATACAAGGGAGAAGTTGAAGAAGCACTTCAAGGATCTACATCCTTATGAATTTATTGGATTCGCCGACATTGAAGGGGACCTCTATAATTATATGGAAGGAACACTCGGGAATAGATATTTACATTACGAGTATCCGACAGAACCAAAGAGGCCGATGTCTTCCTATTCTTCAAGTGAATTGAAGGAACGGATTAACAAGAACTCTAACAGACTCACAAAAACAGACATTATCTTGTCAAGATTTGAAGAAAATGTGGAACGTTGTGAAATGAAGATGAAGAAACTTCGGGCGGAGGAGAAGCAATTATACATATATCTGGAAAAGACAAAGGAATACCCAGTTTCTAATTCTGCCGCTGCGTCTGCTTCTGCTCCTCTGCTTCTGTGAAGTTACACACCGAATTGAAGAATAGGACTACTCCTATTTTTTACAGGTTATTTCTGAGTCATATGACTCAGAAATAAGTCGGATGTTTGAACTTTTAGTTCAAACATCACATGTATTTCAAAAAGATATACATAATCAAGGCTCCAAGAAGCAACATCAGAATTAAACCGAAGATATATCCCACAGTGCGTCGTCCTGAATGGCACAGGATTTCTGTTCTTGGCATTGCTATTGTCATATCATCACCACCAACACTGGTAGCCGGCGTATAAAGAGGAAAGGTATAGGTGTCGTGACACAGGGGACAGGTAAAGGGTCCCTGTCGCCTCACTACCAGGGCACATTCATCATGAACCGGTAATTGACAAAAACAAGGGAAGGTCCGATACTGATGATGGGGGATTTGACAGAGGACACAGGACGGGCTTATAGCAGGAGGAGCAGAAGGAAGGAATCCATACCGATTATTGAAGGCCATCTTACTCTATTCAATCATTAATTGTTTATGTACTGTAAATCGTATATATATATATTTTTTTAGAATATATATTTTTCTTAATATATAATATAATGACTCATACACTTTCACTTTATTGGGATAAAAAATCTCCAAGAAATCCTGATACGATGAATCCAACCGGTGTTTTTATATCAAATCCTTCTGACACCATGAAAATTCATATTAATATAGGTGACTGTATTAAATATGGTGATGATGATACTATATACAAAGTAGTGAATATTGGAGGAGATATAAAAAATACATTTCCGGATAGTATTTTTTGTAATGAGCTAGCGCGGAAT